TCCCAAGCTGGCTCGGACAGAAGTCACGGGCGCAGAGAACGGACCGCTCACCATTAAGGTGGTGACGGGGATATGACCGAGGTAGTAGTAGAGACCGGATACAAGCCAAGAACCCAGCAACGCGAGATCCACGATGCTGTGGAGAACCACCGCTTTGTGGTCGTAGTGGCACACCGCAGGATGGGCAAGACGGTCGCAGCTCTAAACCAGCTCATCCACTCTGCCCTGCAATGCGATAAGCCAGACCCAAGGTTCGCGTATATCAGTCCGACTTACGGACAAAGCAAAAGAGTCGCGTGGGACTACTTGGTAAACTTTACTCGGCCACTAAATGCAACCGCAAACATCTCGGAGCTAAAGGTTGACTTCTACGGACGACGGATACAACTTTACGGCTCGGACAATCCTGACAGTCTTAGGGGCCAGTATTTTGACGGTGTTATTCTTGACGAGATCGGTGATCAAAACCCAAAGATATGGAACGAGATTGTCCGTCCTGCTCTCGCGGATCGCATGGGTTGGGCGCTATTTCTAGGAACGCCAAAGGGTGCAAACCACTTCAAAGACTTCCGAGACCGCGCTGAAAAAGAGCCAGGCTGGCGACTCTTGGAGTTCAAGGCTTCGCAGACGAGCATACTTCCGGAAGCTGAACTGCTCGCTGCCAAGAAAGAGATGGGCGACGACAAGTACGCCCAAGAGTTTGAATGTTCATTCGCGGCTGCGGTTGAAGGTTCATATTACGCCGCTTTACTTAACGCACTCCCGCCTGAGAGATTTAAGGAGTTTGCGCGGGACGATCTCTGTAAGACATATACGAGCTGGGACTTGGGTGTTGGTGATTCCACGGCCATCTTCGTCTGCCAGGTCGCGGGGCAAGAGCGTCGCCTACTTGATTTCGTGGAAAACCACGGAGTCGGCCTCGACTGGTATGTAAACTGGATCAAGAAAAACGACTACACCAAGGCAGAACATATCCTGCCGCATGACGTAGAGGTCAGAGAACTGGGAACCGGCAAGAGCCGTAAGGAAGCATTACAAGACCTAGGACTGAGCATTACCGTTTGCCCGCGAATCGGTGTAGACGATGGGATACAAGCCGTCCGCAGGATGATTCCGAACTGCTGGTTCCACCCAAATGTAAAGCAGGGACTAGACGCGCTGCGTAACTATCGCCGGGAATACGACGAGAAGCGTAGCGTGTTCTACGATAAACCGCTCCATGACTGGAGCTCACACGCTGCCGACGCATTTAGATACTTGGCTGTTGGCATGAACCAAACCTCAAACTGGGGCAAGCCAATCACACCGAACGTGAAATGGATCGTATAAGATGAATGAAGAAACCCTAAAAGGCATACTCGAAGATGAGATAGACAACGCGATTGGCTATCTGGAAACCGAGACCACAGAATCCCGCCGCAAAGCTATCCAGTATTACAACGGCGAGGAGTACGGCAACGAAGTCGAGGGTCGGTCGCGTATCGTCACCCGCGAGGTGGCCGAGGCTGTGGACGGTGCGATGCCTGCGCTTATGCGTGTCTTTACCGCTTCCGAAGAGACTGTTGTTTTTGAACCACACGGACCGGAAGATGTAGACGCCGCTGAGCAAGCCACCAAGATGTGTAACTGGGTGTTCATGCGGGATAACCCTGGCATCTCGATCCTGCACACGATGATTAAGGACGCCTTGCTCTCCAAGACAGGAACCGTCAAGGTCTACTGGAAAGACGAGACCGAGGTCAACACCGAGAAGTACGAGAACCTCTCTGCCGAAGAGTTGGCCCTCCTGCTTGCAGATGAGCAGTACGAAGTCGTCAGCCAAGACCAGCGTCAGATTGGGGAAATCCCTGCCCTGCCGACGCCGGAAGAGATCGCGCTGGCCCAGCAGACCGGACAGCCCCCGATGCCCCGCATGGAGCCGGTGTTTGCCTACGATGTAAAGATCAAGAAAATGGACAAGAAGGGCCGGGTGGTCATCGAGAACATCCCGCCCGAAGAGTTCATCGTCAGCAAGAAAACCATTCAACTCAAGGATTCCCCGTTCTGCGCCCACCGCCGCTTAGTGACCCGCTCGGAACTCGTGGCAATGGGGTTTGATAAGGACGAGATCTACAACCTCCCGTCATACGAAGATCTGACCTACACGCCTGAGCGTGTGGCCCGCTACTCCCAAGGCGAGCAGCCGGATGACGACAGCCTGGACCCGTCCATGCAGTTGGTGGAGACCTTTGAGGCATACATTCGGGTGGATTACGACGAGGACGGCATTGCCGAATTGCGCCGTGTCATCTACGCCGGGATGAACATTTTGGAAAACGAGGAGATCGACTACCTCCCATTTGCCTCCATTTGCCCGATCCCGCTGCCGCACAAGTTCTTTGGACAGTCGCTGGCCGACCGGACAATGGACCTCCAGATCATCAAGTCCACGCTGACCCGCCAGATTCTCGACAACCTGTACCTGACCAATAACGCTCGGGTTGTGGCCGTCGATGGCGCCGTAAATTTAGACGACCTCCTGACCGTTACTCCGGGTGGCGTGGTACGGGTAAAGAACATACAAGCCATCCAGCAGTTGCCCGTTCAGGCAGTCGCAGGGCAGTCCTTTCCGATGCTGGAATACATGGACAACATCCAAGCCAAGCGTACGGGCGTTACCGAAGCCTCGCAGGGATTGGACCCCAACATCCTGCAAAACACGACGGCTACGGCAATCGCAGCCATGCAGAACGCCTCGGCTGGCAAGCTGGAACTGATCGCCCGTATCTTCGCTGAGACCGGCATCAAGGACATTTTCCGCAACATCCTGCACCTGCTCTGCAAGTACCAAGACAAGCCCCGGGTTATCCGTTTACAAGGCAAGTTTGTGCCAATGGACCCCCGCGAGTGGGATACAGAGTACGACGTCACCATCAACGTGGGTCTGGGAACCGGGACCAAGCAAGAGCAGATGGCGATGCTTGGGATGGTGCTCCAGAAACAAGAGCAGATCATTCAACAGTACGGACCCGCAAACCCGCTGGTGTCCGTTGGGCAGTACCGGCAGACGCTGGGCAAGTTCATCGAAGCTGCTGGGTTTAAAGACTCAAGCCGGTTCTTTAAAGAAATTACGCCAGAGATTGACGCTCAACTGTCCCAACCGCAACCGCAACAGCAAGCTCCCGATCCTGCAATCCAAGCATACATGGCTCAGATGCAAGCTCAGATTCAGGCTACACAGGCCAAAGCAGAGGCAGACATCGAGGTGAAGCGGCAAAAAGCAATGGCCGACATTGCGATTGCACAGGAAAAAGCCGCCGCAGACATTCGGCTAAAGCAAGAGCAGTTCGCCGCAGAGACAAGACTCGAAGCCACCAAAATTGGCATGAACATCGCTCAAGGAATGTAAATGGCTACATATACCGATCAAAACATTAGAGATTACATTCAGCAATCAGGAATTTCTGGAAACCTTCCTGAAATTGCAAAGCAAGCCGCTGCTGCTGGTATTTCAGCAGAACAAATGTCAAGTGTGCTGGGCAATTTTACGCCAGCAGATGTGGCAAGTTACGCATCAAATCTGGGTTATACGTTGCCATCATCTCAAGCAACAAAAGAAACAATTGTTACGGATGCATATATCAATCAACTTGGCCGGGTTCCAACGACAGCAGAAATTGAAAATGGCATCAAATTTTTATCTGGCGGTGGAAGCCAAGAGCAGGGAAGAACAAATCTTAGTCGGTCTACGGAAGGGTATAACTACGACGTTCAGGACATTACTGCGGCGTTCCGTCAAGTCTACGGACGTAATCCCACACAAGATGAGTTTGTAAAAACCGCCTCTAGCCTAGGATTAGATAATGTAAATCGTAATATCTTGCAATTTGATTCCTACCAAGACGCATTGGTCAATGAGGTACTGCAAAACAATCTGCGGGCAAACCCAAACAACCCAGATGCCGCTTACCAATCCACAATCCGTCAGGCATTAAAAGACGGAGTAACCGTAGATCAACTGGCACGCGCTACCGGATTTGGTGCAGATGTAATTCAGAATTACGCTTCTGCCAATCAGTTGGGTCAACTTCAAACCTATGATGCGTTGCGTGCCGCGAACCCGTTCCGCACCTCGGCCACGGTTGCCGCCCTTGAGTCTGATCCTTATGGTGGGCGGTTTGCTACTGTAAATCCATACACATCAGAGGGCATCAACCTCTCGCAAACCCGGGCTGGCGATTTTGTCCAATATACAAGCCCCGTCACCCAGCAACCACTAACGGTACGGTTTGAAAACGGGCAACTTACAGTTCAGTCCGGCGAGCAAGTAATTCAGGGCGACAACGCAACACAAGCCATCGCAAGATCGTTTGCTGCTGGAACTTTGACTCAGCCTGAATATGACCAAATGGTCAGAGACTTGCGGGGCGCTAGGTCAATGACCGAGGTCTACGACGCTTTATCAAAACCGCAGGCACAGGTTGTTATGGACCCCAAATATGGTTTCCAAGTGGGTCAAGGAAAAACCTTGGCAGAAGCACAAGCAAATGCTGTTCCAATCCAAAATCTTGTAAACCAAGTCAACTTGGGCGTAATGCCCGGCGTATCTACAATCCAAGAGTTAGCCAAGGCACAAGGCGTTCCATATGTTTACACGCCAGAGATGTTTGGGATGCAGGCCAATGCGCGTGGCGGGTTTGACTATACGGCCACACCAACCTTCTCAACAACACAAACGCCTGGACAGGCTGTCACGCAACAGAATTTTGGCCAAAACCTGCAAAACCTAGTTAACCAAATAACCGACCAGTTTGGTCAGGTATACGATGTAAGAACCCCATTGTCGGGCGGCTATTACTCTGAGCGCGGGTTCGAGCCTACATTTACACCGATTGGAACGGCCCCAACCTTCCGCTCCGGTGTTGCTGGCTATGTTCCGCAAGCCGAGTTGCCGCAAGGCTTCCAGTTTGGAACCAATCAGGTGGTCGCCCCGACCCCAGTATTTACGCCAGGCGAGTTCAATTTAAGTCAGATGCAAAACATGGCAAATATGGGCGAAATTAGGAACAACGCAATTATTGGCTATTCGGCAGACGGACAGCCAATTTTTGCCGCTCCTGCTGCCCCTTCTGATGGAGGCGGTGGCTAATTGGATAAAGCTGCAAGAGCGCAGAATTTACTGACCGACGAGTTTTTTACCGATGTTGTAAAAACGCAACGCGAGTTGTATATTTACAACATTGTCAACAGTAGTCCCGAACAGGTGGACGAGCGTGAATCCGCTTACACCAAGCTCCGGGCGCTGGATGAATTTATCGCCACTCTTGAATCCTTGGCTAAACAGCCCGAGGTGGAAAAGAAGCGATGGAAGGTTTTTTAATTTACTAGGAGTCACAAATGGACGACAGCAACCCGCAAGGGACTGCCAAAACCGTAGACCAAGCCGCAGCACAGATTTTTGGGATGCTTGATCCGCAACAGCCTGAAGAGGGCCAAGTTGAGGAAGTAGCAGCAGAAGAGACCGCAGAATATGTGGAATCCGAACCCGAGGAAATGGAAGCCGCATCCGAGGAAGCCGTAGAAGCAGAAGAGCCACCCCGCTACCGTGTCAAAGTTGACAACGAGGAAGTGGAGGTTACGCTTGACGAACTTCTGAAAGGTTATTCTCGCACTTCGGACTACACCAAAAAGACGCAGACTCTAGCCGAACAGCGTAAGCAAATAGAAGCTGAACGCCAACGGATAGACGAGGCCGCCAAACTGCGTGACCAGTACGCCCAACGGCTGGGTGTCATCGAACAGATGCTCAATTCACAGCCAGAGGAAAACCTCGCCGAACTCAAGGAAACCGACCCGATTCAATACACGATGAAGGTCGCCGAAAAGATGGAGCGAGAGAAGCAACTTGCGGTAATCCGTCAAGAACGACAGGCGATTGCAGCACGACAGCAAGCGGATCAACAGGAGCACCTTAAACGACATCTTTCGTCGGAAGCCGATAAATTAAAGTCGGCCATCCCTGACATGGCAGATGAAGTCAAGGGCGAAGTTATCCGTAAGGAAATCAAAGACTTTGCGAAATCTATCGGGTTCTCAGACCAAGAACTCGCGCAAGTCTACGACCACCGCGCTGTGCTGACGCTGTATGAGGCGATGCAATGGCGCAAGTTACAACAGGGCAAGGTTCAATCTTCTAAGAAGGTTTCTGAAGCCCCCAAAATGCTCAAGCCGGGCACGACTGGTAAACAGACGACGGCAGAGCAGGATGCAGTTAAAAAGCTACAGCAACGGCTCGCCAAGACTGGCGACCGCCGGGATGCTGCCCGATTGTTGGAAAAATTCCTTTAAGGAGTAAGAAATGACTGTCCCCTCAAATACCTACCTGCGCTACACCTCGATTGGTGTACGCGAGGATCTTTCTGATGTTATTTATAGCATCAGCCCCACCGACACGCCCATCATGTCATCTATCGGCAAAACCAAGGCTACTAACACCCTGCATGAATGGATGACCGATAGCCTTGCTGCTGCTACGACCAACAACGCTTTGATCGAAGGTGATGACGCTACTGCTGCTTCGCTGTCGCCCACCGTTCGTCTGACCAACTTTACACAGATCGTTGGTAAAACTGTTCAGATCTCCGGTACGCTGGAGGCAGTTGACAAGGCAGGACGTAAGTCTG